CGCCAACGAGACGCCCCGGGGAGCGTGGCCAAAATGGGACTTGAGAGCATGGGCCGGGGTGCGCTATGGTGTTGGGACCACCAACGAAAGGGCTGGACTGTTATGGAAAAAGTGCGCGCGTTTCTGGAGGCCTATAGGGTGTGGCCAGAGGCGGACACGGAGCTGGAGCGGGAGCTCACGGCGCTTGTGGATGAACACGAGCAAATGACCGAATTTGAGGAGGCCGTGGCCCGGGAGCACAGGCTCCACGAGGGACCGGATACACTATCCGACCAACAAGCGATTGAGCGCGCTGTGGAGCGTTATGCCACCATCCGGGATGTGCTGGAGGACCAAATGGTGGTGGACGTGGATGGCACGGACGACCTCAAGGGGCACCTTCTCGCTTATGTGAAACGGCGCGATGAGCTGGAGGTGTTCCGCAACCTCATCCTTGGCGCGGTGAAGAAAACCGGCGCTCTTGCAATGGACGCTTTCCCGGAGGATAACATGTTGGTTACTCTCGTTGGGGTTTTGTTTCCGTGACATATGACGAGGCCACGAAAGAGATTATTGTTTCTCGTGTTCTCAATGGGTTGGCTAGGGGTGGAGCGCTCCAGCCACTCTTGGATAGCATAGGCGTTTGGAGGGCCTCGTGGGTTGCGTGGCTGGACGAGCGCCCAGAGTGGCGAGACGCCTACGTGCGCACGCGCGAAAGCTGGGCGGACATGCTCGTGGAGGAATGCCCGGCCATCGCCAAGGACACGGAGCTGGACCCCAAAACCCGCCGCGTCATCATTGACACCAACCTCCGGGTTGCCGCGCTCTATGCGCCTAAGCGATATTCCCAAGCCGCTCTAGACCGCATTGTGGCCCCGCCGGAGGAGCTGGAGCAGATAAGCCCGCAAGAGATTGCACGCGAGCTTATGCGGGCCGTGGAGGTGGCTGGGCGTCTCCAGCTCCCGGCACCGGCGGACGACGTTGAGGACGCGGATTTTGATGACGCTTGAGGAGGCCACGCGCCTCGCCAGCAACCCGGCGCTCGCCATGGAGCACTTGCGCAAAGCGAGGGCGGCCGTGCGCGAGGTGGCCCGGGGAGACTATCGGACGTGGTGCGAGGAGGTGGGGCGGCCGCGCGGCTGGGCACCGGCGGCCCACCATATCAAAATCATTGAGGCCGTGGAGCGGGTGCTCAAGGGCGAGTGCCCCCGGCTCATGATAAACGCGCCCCCGGGGAGCGCCAAGAGCACCTATACGAGTGAGCTCCTCCCGGCGCACGTGCTCTCGCGCTTCCCGGGCTTCAACCTCATCGGGGCGAGCAACACCAGCACGCTCGCGGAGGACTTTAGCGAGCGCACCCTCTCGCTCATCGACGCCATGCCGGAGCTTATGCCTTTCCGGCTCCGCAAGCGCTCCGCTCCGCTCTGGACCACAAACGACCGTGGGCGCTACCGGGCCGCCGGTGTCGGCGTGGCCATCGCGGGCAACCGTGCGGACGGGGTGCTCATAGACGACCCGGTGAAGTCCCGCGAGGCGGCGGAGAGCGAGACACAACGGGAAAAGACGTGGAATTGGTTTATCTCCGACCTCCGCACCCGCCTCAAGCCCGGCGCGTGGATTATTGTGATAATGACCCGTTGGCACGAGGACGACCTTGGCGGCCGTTTGCAGGAGCGCCAAAAGGGTCTTTGGGAGGTGCTCAACCTTCCCGCCCAAGCCTATGACATGGACCCGGACACCGGCCTCATTCCACCCGATCCTCTGGGCCGCGATCCCGGCCAATGCCTTTGGGGGGATGATGGCTACGGCTACGGGGAAGCGCTCAAGATTATCAAGCGCGAGTATGAGCAGGCCGGGGCCATGCGCGATTGGCAAGCGCTCTATCAAGGCCGCCCAACGGTCGGGGAGGGCACCGTGTTTAAGGTGGCGGGCCTTTCCGTCATTGACGAGGAGCCGGTTGCCACGCCCAACGCGGTGCGCGCGTGGGACCTTGCCGCTACGAAAAAGATGGGCACGGCGGACCCGGACTGGACCGTGGGCCTCAAGCTCATGCGGACGCGCGAGGACGGCTATGTCATCTTGGACGTTGAGCGGCTCCGGGGCGGCCCGGAGGACGTGGAGCGCGCTATCATGGACACGGCCAAGCGCGACGGCAAACGCGTTGCCATATCCCTCCCACAAGACCCGGGGCAGGCTGGCAAGAGCCAAGCGCTCCAGCTCACCAAAAAGCTGGCCGGGTATCGCGTCACGGCCACCGTGGAGAGCGGGGACAAAGCCACCCGGGCAGCACCGGCGGCCGCACAGGTGAATATTGGCAACGTGGCTATGTTGCGCGGCTCGTGGAATGCGCCACTCCGGGCAGAGCTGGCCGCTTTCCCCGGCGGAACGCATGACGACATGGTGGACGCTTTTAGCCGCGCGTTTTCTATGGTAGCCCTCAACCGTCCGCTCGTTGTGAGCAACGAGGCTTTGAGGGATTTGAAATATGGGCTTCGCCAAGGGCATCAACCGCGCCGTTAAAGGTGCTTTCCGCCGGTGGCTGGGCGTATCTACCAGTCCGGTGGCGCTGGCCGCACCCAAGCCGGTGGAGAAGCGCCTATTTTCCCCGGCGGCCGTGTCGGACCTTGCAACCTTCTTTGCGGCTGGCCGCGAGGTGGGGGACACATTCCGCGCTCCGGAGCGCCCCAAGTGGGTGGACCAATGGCTGGCCACGGCGCGCTCTGGTGCGAATGGCGGCCAAGTCACGCTCGCCATGGACAGCGTGCCGTTTGAGGACATTCAGGACTATGCGCTCCTCTCCAGCCCATGGAGCGAGGGCCTTGGTTTTCTGGGCTACGGCTACCTTAGCGAGCTCCAGCAGCGCCCCGAATATCGGCGCATTTCGGAGATTTGGGCGGCCGAATGCACGCGCAAATGGGTCAAGCTCAAGGGCGATGACCCCAAGCGTATCGCGGCCATTGAAAAGCTCATGCGGGACTTTGGCGTCCGGGAAAAATTCCGTGAGGCCATTGAGGTGGACGGCGCTCAAGGCCGATCCCACGTGTTTATGGACTTTGGGGACGACGTTTTTGACCTCCAAGACCCTCTGGAATACACCCCGGAGACGGTGCCTGTGGGTGCGCTCAAGAATTTGAAAGTGGTTGAGCCTTTTTGGTGCTACCCGCTCCAATTCGGCACCACCAACCCACTCGCAAATGACTACTACCGGCCAAGTCAATGGCAAGTCATGAGCTCCACGGTCCACAATAGCCGCTTGTTGACGTTCGTGGGCCGTGAGCTCCCGGACATTCTCAAGCCGGTCTATATGTTTGGCGGACTGTCCTTGAGCCAAATGGCCAAGCCCTACATTGACAACTTTGTCAAAAACCGCACCAGCGTGGCCAATCTCCTCTATTCGTTCTCCACGATGGTGCTCTCCACCAACATGGGGGCCATGCTGGACGCGGACGGCGCGCAAGCCATGATAAGGCGAATGCAGGCATACGCCTACGGCCGCGACAACGGCGGCCTCATGATGGTGGACAAGGAGACGGAGGACCTCAAGAATGTGTCCGCCCCTATCTCCGGGGTGGATAAGCTCTTGGCGCAAGCTCAAGAGTTTATTTCGTCCGTTGTGGGCATCCCACTCGTGGTGTTGCTGGGCGTCACTCCGTCCGGCCTCAACGCGTCCAGCGAGGGCGAGCTCACGGCCTTCCACGACCATATCCGGGGTTATCAGGAAAAGACCCTACAAGCCCCGCTCACCGCGCTTCTCCGCGTGCTCCAGCTCCATTTGGACGGCCGCATTGACGGGACGCTCACCTTTGAATTTGTAAACCTGTCGGAGCCCACGGAGCTTGAAAAGAGCACCATGCGGCAAAACAACATGACCACGGCCACCGGCTATATCAACGCGGGGGTCTTGAGCCCGGAGGACGAGCGCGAGCGCCTCATGGGCGAGGAGGGCGGCCTCTGGTATGGCATGAAGCTCAAGGAGCCACCGGCACCCCAAGACTACAACGAGGGGGACCCGGCGGAGCTGGGCGAGCCGGGCAGCGTGACCGAGGGCGAAGGCAACGCGGAGGCGGACCCCGAATAATGGCCACGCAAGCACGCCCCCGGGAGCAGGAGCCCAAGGGAGACGGCCGCCTTAACCCGGTCCGCCCCCCGGCTGGTGTGGAGGCGTATGTCCGCGAGCGGATGGAGCGCGAGCTGGACGCCATGCACGCGTCTATCGTCTATTGGCTCAAGGCCGGGTGGCGCAAGTCCGACCCCATCACCGTGGCCAATGACGCGGACCCGGCGCGCGCGCTCAAGGACCTCTTGCGGAAGCGCGGCCGCATGTGGGGCAGCAAATGGCGCGCGATGGCGGACGCTCTCGCCAAGGAGCTCTCCGGCCGCACGCGCAACCACGTGGACCGCGCGCTGGAGCGAATGCTCCGGGACAATGGCGTCTCTATCCGTTTCCGGATGACCGCCTCCATGCGCCAAACGCTCAACGCGGGGCTCCAACAGCAAGTGGAGCTCATCACCAATCTGGGCGTCCAACATATCGCGGCCGTGGAGGGCTACGTCATGCGCTCGCTCCAGACCGGCCGGGACTTGCAACAGCTCTCGGATGACCTTGAGGGCACGCTGGGCGTCTCCCGGCGCAAAGCGGAGTTTATCGCGCGGGACCAAACCAACAAGGCCACGGCCACGATGGCACGCACCCGGGCCCTTGAGCTTGGATGCACGGAGGGCGAATGGCTCCACTCCGCCGGGGGCAAAAAGCCCCGCCCCTCGCACGTGGCATTCTCGCGCAAACGCTACGACCTTGCCAAAGGGGCCTATCTTGAGGGAAAGTGGACTTGGCCCGGGGTTGAGCCTAATTGCCGGTGTGTGTCCCGGCCAATCCTGCCCACGCTAGGAGCGAAACGATGAATAGCTTTGTGGACTTGGTGCAAGTCTATGCGACCTCCAGCGGTCCCGGGCCTTTCGCGCTGGGCGCGGCCGTGCCGGGCTTCGATGGTGTCGGAGCGCTCGTTAACGGTGCGTCCTACTCCTATTCGGTCCAGCAGGGGAATAACTATGAGGTGGGCATGGGAACCTATGTGCTCTCCACCGGCACCCTCACCCGCTTGGTGCTCAAGTCCAGCAATGGCGGGAGCCCGGTGGCCTTCGATGTCAACGCACAGGTGTCCTTCACCTTCACGGCGGAGGACATCGCGGCCCTCGTATCGGCCGCCAGCACCACCGGCGCCACGGCCAAGGCCGCTTTCAACGCCTATGGGCTCCAATGGGGTGTGTGGTTCAACGCCACCCCGGGCACGGAGGAGCTCTTGGCGCTTTACACTTCTCCGGTGGCTTTCCAATACCCCGCCAATTTTGCCGGAGCGCGGAGCGGGGCGCCTCTCGTTGCACCCGCAGCCACATTCGTCTTGACGATGGAGCAGCAAGCGGCGGGGACTGGAGGCTGGACGGCCGTGGGCACAGTCACAATCGGCACGGACGGGGGCGTCACTCTGGCCACTCCGGGGGGCTCTGTGGTATCGGTCGGCGTCGGGGACCGCTTGCGCGTGGTGGGGCCAAGCGTGGCAGATACGGCGATCCAAGGTTTCGCCATCACATTCAAGGGGCTTATTCCATGAGCAAGCTGCTTTTCTTGGGCTCGCGTCTCGATTGCGTAACGATCCTTTACGGCGCGGCACAAGAGGTCACGTTCGGCATCGATCCCGCCTATTCGGACGCGGGTATCAACGTGCGCAACGGGGGTGTGCAGGGGCTGCTTTATGATCCGGCGGCCGCCCCGTTGTTGTCGCCTTACGCGGTCGAAGCCGGGGCCTCGTTCTATTTTCACTCGCATCTATACCAAACCGGCGGCGTCTATTTGGTGCTTCTCGACAACGCGGGCTACCCGTGGGTCCAGTATGATTATCACGGCCAACTCTATTATAATTCTGGAACCGGCACGGCCCCCGTTTGGACTGCGATCGGCGTCCCGTATGCACCTTTCGTCTCGTCGGCATTCGATATTGATTTGAGGCTGGATATAGCGAGCAGCGGCACGCACACTATCACACTGTCCTATAGCGGCACGATCGTTTCCGGCCCTGTTTCCTTCACGCAAGCCGCGTTGACGAATATCGCCCGGTGGCAACTGCAATCGCAAGGTCAAGGATACCAAGACGTTGTTTGGTCGCAGATCATGTGCACCGAAAATATTGGCACGGTTGGCGGTCACGCGACTACGTGCAGGGCGACGGGGGCCGGGGCTCATAGCGGCTGGACCGGCACATATACCGACGTCAATGAGGTCATCACGGACTACACGACATACAACCAAGCCGTGACGGCTGGGCTCGAACAATCCTATCCGATGACCAACGTGACGGTTCCGGAAGGCTGCTATATCATGGGTGTCTTTGAATGGCTCATCGTCAAGAACGATGGTGTTGCACCCGAGAATGTCGCGAGCCTCATTCGCACGGGCGCCGACGTCGATCACGTTTCGGCAGACCTGCCCGGCGTCACTTTCGGGTATACAAGCGTCGGGGCGCGCTTTGACGTCAACCCCGACACGTCCGCCCAATGGACGCAGGCCCAGTGGAATGCCCCGGTTCAACTCGGATATGTGAGCGAGGTGTAATTATGACAGATGGTGTTGTCCTTAACCCGGGCGTCGGCGGCGCGACCGTCGATACGGAAACTAACGCCGGTCGCGGCGGCGCGCAGATGCAGCGCTTTAAGCTGGTGCTGGGCGACGTTGATGCCGATGGTGGCGACGTCGCAGCCGACAACCCCCTGCCGATCAGCGCGGCGGCGCTTCCCTTGCCTGCCGGGGCGGCAACGGCGGCGGGTCAGGCTTCTGCCTTGACCTCACTCGGAACGCTATTCCAAGCCGGGCAGGACATCGGCAACACCCAATTTGGCGCAGCACAAATCGGAACGTGGACCACGGGTCGCACTTGGACACTAGGAACAGGCACCGACAGCGTGGCCATCGGTGGCACGCTTCCGGCTTTTGCAGCTACTCCAACCGTCAATCTCGGCCAAGGCTCGACAACGGAGCGAACCGCTGCAACATCGATCACGACCGGCGGCACCGCGCAGCTTGTCGAAGCGGCGATCGCAGCACGCGTTGGCTTCACCATCCAGAACACCAGCACCGGTGATCTTTGGTTTTCTACAGCTTCAACTACGCCAAGCGCCGCGTCTCCCGCATTCAGATTGCCTTCTGGACAAACCTACCAAACGCCTGAAAACTGGTCCCCGACTGGCGCTTTTTATATCTATGGCGCGACCACTGGGCAGACTTTCACTTATCGGAGTTGGTGATATGGGGTTTTCTGGCAACTCATCGCCGCAAACGTATGTTTTCACATCTGGGACATCGTTTACCGTTCCAGTCGGCGCAAAGATGATCGAATGTATCGCAGTCGGCGGCGGCGGAGGCGGCGGGTCTGGTGCGTGCGAACCTACCACTTCTGCACGCGGCGGCGGCGGAGGCGGTGGCGCGGGCCAATCGTCCATCGCCAAAATAACAGGCACGATGCCCGCGACGATCAACTATGCTGTTGGTGCGGCAGGCGGTGGAGGGGCTTCAGTCAGTGCCACAGGCCCGGGCAATGCCGGAACAACCGGGGGGTCGTCCACAGTTAATATCGGATCGTTCTCCGCAAACGGATTTTTGTGTCGGGCACAAGCTGGCAACGCAGGGGCCGCAGGGACTACAGCAGGTGGATCGGCAGGCAGCGGCGGTATTGGAAACACCGTTGTCGGAGCCGGTGGGGCTGGGGCAATCACAACAGGCGGTGCCGCAACCATCCTCGGAGGTGCGACCGGGGGTGGCGGCGGCGGCGCAGGTGCAGCGGCATCAAGCACAACGTCGGTCAATGGGGGCACAGGCGGCGGTTCGACAACTGCGGGGGGTGGAACATCGGGGAGTGCTGGTTCAACGCCGCCTAACCCGAATACTTCTAGCGGCTCAACCGTTCTTTATGCGACCGGAAATGGCGGCGGGGGCGGGTCATATGCCACCGGCCAAGCAACGGGCGCTGGCGGAAATGCAGCGGGGTATGGAGCGGGCGGAGGCGGCGGTGCAGCATCTGACAACGGGTTTGCCTCTGGAGCAGGGGGTGCAGGAGGATCCGGGGTAGTCGCTTTCATCGTTTATTTTTAAGGAGATTGTGCCATGGGCGTGGGTGTGATTGTTGACGCAGATAACGTCGTGGAAAATGTCATCAACTTGGAAGAGGATGACCCGCTGGTGGATGGCGTTACGTGCATCTATTTGCCGGACCGTGGTCCAGTTGACATTGGATGGATTTTCACAGCCCCGGCAACTTTCGCACCACCAAATTAGCTAGGGCGAAATCATGTCTCTGCTACTGCTATTTCAAAACAACCTGCCTGTCCCTATTCCGGGGTCGCTGCAAGTCGCTGAACAATCGGTCATGGTGGCTATCTTGCCCACACCCGCGTTGCGGGTGGTTGAGCAATCCGCCATGGTCGCTATCCACCAGCCGGGCTTGGTTGTCGTATCGCAGTCCGCGTTTGTTGCAATCTTGGTTAATCCTGTGCCACCACCCCCACCAGAGCCGCGACGGCGGCAATACGTCCTTATGTGAGGTTGAACCATGGCCACGCTTGCCCCGACCCGCCGCGCACGCTCCGGCTCTGTGCTGGCCTTCGACTTCTCCAGCGCTCGTACGGTGGACGAGGACGGCCGCCTCCACGTCAAGGATTGCCCACTCACCAAGGCCACGGTCAACGGCTACTATGGTTGGGAAATTCCCGGCTACGAGGAGCTCAAGCTGGACCCCAAAAAGGAGTATATGCTCCTCCGCGACCCGGACGAGCTCAAGGCGGCCGCCTCGCGTTTTGACGGCCAGCCGCTCCTTGACGACCATATCCCCCATGACGCGGACAACCCGCGCAAGATGCACGTGGCCGGCTCTATCGGCTCCGGGTGCTATTTTGACGGGGAATATATCCGGACGCCTCTTTTGAGCGTTTGGGACCAAAAAGATATTGACGCCATTGAGAGCGAGGAAAATCGTGAGCTTTCATGCTCATACGCTTACGATCCCGTTATGGAAGCAGGCGTTTTCAAGGGCTTGCGCTATGACGGGCGAATGGTTAACATTCGGCCCAATCATGTTGCTCTGGTGCAGAAAGGCCGCGCAGGCCGTGACGTGCTAGTTATGGACGCTTTGCCAAAGGGGCTAAAGATGAAGCGCAAGACCTTTGACCGTTTCGCAGTCTCCGCGCGGGCCCTCCTCGCCAATGACGCGGACATTGACGCCAGCGAGCTCTTGGAGCTTTTGGGCCATGTCGCCAAGGGCGAAGGCGAGGGCGCGGATGACGACGACACTACCGACGACCCCAACGACATGGGCGCGATGGACGCGGCGGTCCCCGAGGCGGCCATGAGCTACCTCAAGGGCAAGCTCACGGATGACGAAATGAGCGAGCTGGGCAAGTGCTGGAAAGCACCGGCCGATGACGCGGACCCGGATGACGAGGGCGAAGGCAAAGAGGACGGCGAAGGCGAGGACGGCCCGGGCAAGGCCAACGACCGCGCACCCCGCCGCAACCGCGTGGCCAATGACGCGGCCGCAATTCGCAATCAGGTGGTGGCGGAGCTCTCCGCATGGAACACCGCTTGCGAGAAGGTCCGCCCCCATATCGGCACCGTCAAGCTCGCCATGGACGCGGTGAGCGGTGGCGCGGCCACTCTCTACAAGCGCGCCCTTACCGCCCACGGTGTGGACCACACGGGCGTCAAGGAAGTTGTGGCTCTGGAGCGCATGGTTGACATGCTCCCCGGCACCTCTCGCCCCACCATGGCGCACGATAGCGCGCCGGGTGAAGCCAGCCCCTTGGACGGTATCCTGTCGGGTGCCGTTCGTGTTAGCCGGAGCTAATCGCCATGCCTTTCCAGAACCAAGTCAACACCTATCCCAGCCCGGCCGTTGAGGGCGACTTTGCGAGCGAAAACCCGCGCAAGTCCATGACCGTGGGCGATAGCGCCTTGGTCACGGCGGCCGACGGTGTCACGCTGGGCCGCTTTGCTTGGGCCGACGCCACCGGCGAGGTGCGCAACACCAACACCGGCGGGACCGCCCCGTATCGGCTGGGCTTTGCAGCTCGCTCCGGCCAGCCGCTCGCTTTCATCAACCAATGGCTCGTGGGCTCCAATCTCACGGTCCCGGAAGGCTTGCCCATCGTGCTCCACACGGACGCGGACGTATGGGCGCGCGTGACCGTGGCGGCCGCCACGCTTGGCGAGAAAGCCTTTGCGTCGGAAACGGATGGTTCAATCCAGCCGGGGGCGGCCGGGGCCACCATCGCGGGGTATATCGAAACCCCGTGGTATTTCGTGAGCGCGGCACCTGTCGGTTCGCTCGCCATGTTGAGCCAAGGAGGTTAATTCCAATGCGCCAGTCTGAATTTAACCGCCTCGTGGCTCTGGGCGTCCATGTGCCCCCCACGGCAATCCTTCTCACGGAGCCCATGCGCGAAAATCCGCGCTTGGCAATGGACGCGGTTACGCGCGAGCTGGGCGTTGCCCGGCGCGCGAATGACGCGGTGCCCGGCCTCGTGACCACGCCCAACGCGGGTATCCCCGCCTATCTGGCCAACTATGCGGACCCGGAAATGATCCGGGTTATCACGGAGCCGATGAAGGCGGAGGAGGCCTATGGGTCCACGCAAAAGGGCAATTGGACCACGTTCTCCACGGAGTTCCGGGTTATCGAAAGCACCGGGTACGTCACCAGCTATGGGGACTATGCGGAAAGCGGCACCAGCGGGCACAACGTCAACTTTGTCTATCGCCAGAGCTATCATTTCCAGACCTTCACCCGTTGGGGTGAACGCGAAACGGAAATTGAAGCGCTGGCCGGCGTGGCATACGTGTCGGAGCAGAATGTTGCCAGCGCGCTCAACCTCGCCAAGTTCTCCAACAAGGCCGCATTCTTTGGCGTGGCCAATCTGGAGCTCTATGGCGCGTTGAATGACCCGGCGCTCTTTGCCCCGATCAGCCCAACCCCCAAGACCGCCGGGCCCAGCGCCACGGAATGGGGCGCGGGCACTCCGCCGGAGCAAATCTATGCGGACATTCAGGCCCTCTACAATCAGCTCTTGAGCCAGATGGGGAACAACCTGAACAAGTCGGACGCGATGACTTTGGTTATTTCGCCCGACAAGGACACGTGGCTGGAAAACGCCAACAGCTTTGGCACCCTCACGGCGGCCCAGTATATCAAGCGCGGTTTCCCCAATCTCAAGATTGTGACCGCGCCGGAGCTGGACACCACCGGGGGCTCGTTGCTCCAGCTCCGCTTGGACAAGGTGGACGGCAAGGACACCACCTATGTTGGCTTCACGGAGCGGATGCGCAACCATCGCGTCATCGAAAAGAGCTCCTCGTGGTCACAGAAAAAGAGCGCGGGGACGTGGGGCTTTATCATGCGCTACCCCATCGCGCTCGCTCAAATGCTGGGCATCTAAGCCCGGTCTATCGGGGGCCGCCCACGGTGCGCACCGGAGTGGCCCCCACACTTCCACCCAAAGAAAGACACCTCTATGGCTTCCAAGCCCACCAATTTGACACCTCCCGGCCCATCTCTCCCGGAGGCGAAGGCCAAGAGCGGCAACGTGTGCTCTCTGGCGTGCAACCTGCCCCACGGCCTTCTCATCGTCCATGACGGCAAAAAGCTCACCGTGGCCGGTGCCAACCACCCCAAGGCAATCCAGACCGGGTTGGCCTTCTCCGCCAAGTGGGGCATCACCCACGAGGTTGATGAGGAGTGGTTTGACCACTGGTGCGCCAACGCACCCCACGCGGCCGTCAAGAATGGCCATATCGTCAAAAACACGCGGGCCAAGATTGAGGACCACGCGGAGCAATTGGGCGATGGCGTCAAGACCAGCACGGACCAAATTGACCCCACAAAGGCCGGTCCGGGTGTGGAGACGAAAACCGAGGAGGATTAAGCGCATGGCGGCCGTCACGTTCGTCTATGCTACGTGGGCCGCCCGCTTTCCCGCTCTGGCCGCACAGGTGGCAGAGCCTCAAGCACAAGCAATTTTTGACGAGGCCCAATATGTGGCCTTGGGCAACGACCTCCCCGGGCAAGCTGCGTCAATCATTTGCGACGAGGCCCGGAGGCTCGCGCTCTTTAACCTTCTCGTTGCCCACATGGCCGTCCTTGAGCTCCGCAACGGCCTTGCCGGTGGTGCCGGAGCCGGGATGGTGGGTTCCGTCAAGAGCGCGGGGGAGGGCTCCGTCAATATCGCCCTTGGGGATTATCCCGTGGGGACCGGCAAGTGGTATGAGCAAACCCAATACGGGGCTCAATTCTGGCAAATGCTCGCCAGCTTTCGCACGGCGCGCTATGTGCCGGGCCCGCGTGCCTATTATGGCGTCCCTCGCGTGGCGGGCCGATGACATGGCAGAGTGGAGCGGCGGAGACGCCCTAAAGCGCATTCTTGCCAGTCTCTCCGGCAAGCTCCGCAACGCCAAGGAGGTGGCCGTTGGCTACCCCGTGGGGTCCAAGTACCCGGACGGCACGCCTTTTGCCACGGTGGCCGCCGCCAATAACTACGGCGCTCCCTCGCGCGGCATCCCGCCCCGGCCATTCTTTTCCAACGCGGTCACGGCCGGACGCAAGACGTGGGGCGCAACGCTCGCAACCCAGCTCAAGGTCCAAGGCTATGACGCGGCCAAGGCTCTGGAGCTCACCGGGACGGAAATGGCCTTCAACATTGCAGAGAGCCTCGTGGCCACGAATGGGCCGCCGCTCTCCCCGGTCACGCTCCTCTTGCGCGAGCGCTTCCCACAACGCACCGGCATGACCTTTGCGGACGTGCTCCAAGCGCGCCGGGACGTGGCCAGCGGCAAGGCGTCCACGCTCTCCGGCCCGGGTGCAAAGCCGCTCGTGTGGACCGGCCAGCTCTTGGACCACCTCTATGGGCCCAGCGCCGTTGAGGTGCGCTCATGAACCTCCGGGACCTCGCCCACGGCCTCACGGCCACCGTCAACCCCGATCTAGTCGGGGACGTTTATGTCAACACCGGCCCGGTCACGGGATATGGCGGCAAACGCGTGCCCGGCTTCACTCACTACGCCAACCAAGCGCTCCAAGTGCAAGCCATGAGCTATGGCGCGCTCCAGCGGAGCGAGGCGCTCAATATCCAAGGCGTCAAGCGGCAAGTCTATTTCAACGGCAACCTCCGGGGGCTGGAGCGCCTTGCCGGTGCCGGTGGGGACATTCTGGGCTTTAACGGGTCCTATTGGCTCGTGGTGGACGTGCTGGAGCGGTGGGACACCTCCGGGTGGTGCAAGGTCCTCGTGGTGCAGCAAGTGGACCCGCCGGAGAATGTCACGGAGGCCACGCCATGAGCGGCCCCGCGCTCTCATTCACCGAGCTCGACGTGCTGGAGCAAGTCCGGCAATTCCTCCTTGCCGTGCTCCCCGCCGGGGTGGACGTTATCCAAGGGCAGGATAACCGGGTCCCGGAGCCTCTGGTGGGTGACTTTGTTGTCATGACCACCATGGGCCAAGTGCGGCTCGCGACGACTGTTGAGACGTTCGACGTGGTTGAGGACGTGGGCCAGCTCGCGCTCCAAGAGAGCACGGAGTTTAAGGTCCAGCTTGATGTCCACGGGGGAAACAGCGCGGCCAATGCGGCAGCCGTGGCCATGGTGTGGCGGAGCTCGTGGGCGTGCGCTTTTCTGGCCGGGTCCATCGTCACCCCGCTCTATACGGACGACCCTTTGCAAGCCCCGTTCATGAACGCGGAGGAGCAATATGAGACGCGGTGGACCGTGACCATTTACCTACAGGCCAATCCCGTGTTAACCATGCCACAGGACTATGCAACGAGCCTAGGCCCCGTGCAAATTTATGAGGCGGACCAATGAGCACCCAATCCATTTCTATCGACTTCGTGGCCAGCGTTGTCCCGGCGGTTGACGCGGCCGGTGGGGCTGGCGTGGACGTGGTTGGCCTCGTGCTCACCACCAATCCCACGGTCCCCGTGGGTGAGGTCCTCTCGTTCTACAGTGACACGGCCGTGGCGGAATATTTCGGGGCAATTTCCCCGGAAGCGGCTTTTGCGCTCACCTATTTTCAGGGGTACGACAACGCACCCCAACAGCCCAGCGTCATCCGGTTTGCGCAATTCCCGCTCTCCGGTGTCCCGGCATATTTGCAGGGGGCCACGCTGGCCACACCGCTCGCCAACCTCACCGGGCTGGAGGGCACCATTACGCTCACGATCAACGGCACGCTGGAGGTGTCCGGCACCATCAACCTCGCGGGGCTCACCAGCTATTCCGCGATTGCGGCGGCCATCCAAACCGGCTTTGCCTATTCGGATGCGGTCGGCACCGGGTCTATCGCGGCCAGCTCCAACACGCTCACCGTCACAGCCGTGGAAAGCGGCGCCTTTGCCGTTGGCCAGAGCGTTGCGGACCCGGGCGGCGTCCTCCCGGCTGGTCTGTCGATTTTGGAGCAGCTCACCGGCCCGGCGGGAGGGGCAGGCACCTACCAGCTCAACCAAGTTGTCAGCGCGGCATATGCCCCCGGGTCAATCTTGGGTGGCCCGCTCACCGTGTCCTATTCCAGCCAATTGGACGCCTTCACGCTCAAGACCGGCACCCCGGGCACCGTGGACACCATCACGGTGGCGGCGGACGGCACGCTGGCCACGGCGCTCAAGCTCACGGCCACCACCGGCGCGGTGGTGTCGGACGGCTCCGGCCCGGCGGTCCCTGCCCCGTTCATGGCGGGCCTCGTGGCCACCAATAACGATTGGGTCACGTTCGGGACCATCTGGGAGCCCACGGACGCGCTCAAGGAGGCGTTTGCCGCGTGGACCAGCACCACGCTGGACCGTTTCGCCTATGTGTGCTGGAGCACGGAGAGCGCGGACACCAACCCCAACGCCACCACCGGCGCATTCCTCGCTATCTCCACGGCGGGCTATGACGGCACCTACTACAACTATGCGCCGGTGAATGGGGCGCTCAAGGCCGCTTTCATCATGGGCGCGGCCGCCTCAATTGACTTCACCGTCACCAACGGCCGCCAAAATTTCGCTTTCCTCACCCAATCCGGGCTGGCCCCGGACGTGGTGGACCTCACCACGGCACAGGTGCTCAAGGCGAAGGGCATCAACTTTTATGGGCGCTTGGGGTCCACAAAACAGCAATTCAACCGGGAGCTTTTCGGGACCGTCACCGGCAAGTTTCTGTGGATGGACAGCTATATCAATCAAGTTTGGATGAATGACGGCCTCAAGACGGCGCTTTTCCTCTTGCTCGCCAATTCGCCCAACCTGCCCTATTCCACGTCCGGCTATGCCACCATTCTGGAGGGGCTTTCCGACCCGATTGAAGCCGCCGTTTCTTTCGGGGCAATTCAGGCCGGGGTTACGTTGTCTGCTTCGCAAATCAGCGCGGTCAACACACAAGCCGGGCAAAACGTGGCCCAGACCATCCAAAATCAGGGATGGGCCCTTGTGATCCAACCGGCCAGCCCGCTCGTGCGTGCGGCCCGGGGCACTCCGCCAATTCTCTTTTTCTATACCGATGGGCAGAGCGTCCAAGGCCTCAACCTCACCAGCACGGAGGTGCAATAATCCGCCATGGGTAACATTACCGCCGCAAATGCAATCCTCCAGATCACCGTGGCCAGTCTCTACACGAGCCCGGTGCAAATTCAGGGGTTTGCCACGGATGACGCCTTTGACTTCCCGGACGTGGAGGGGCTGGAAACCATGCTTGGCGTGGACGGCATCCTCTCCGCCGGGTGGCTCCCCGTGACCTATCCGCAAGACATCACTTTGCAGGCCGATAGCGACAGCAATTTGATTTTTGACAATTGGCACCAGACCCAGCGCCAGCTTGGGAGCCCTCTGGTGGCGTCCGGCACGGTCATCCTTCCAGCCACCGGCATCCAATACAATCTCACCAATGGTTATCTCAAGGGCTACAAGCCTGTCCCGGGGGCCAAAAAAGTCCTCCAGCCGCGCAAGTATTCCATCATCTGGGAGCGCCTCATCGCCTCCAACTATGGCGGGCTCTAACCCATGCTGGACCATGTTGACGTAGTGGTCCCCTACGAGGGGGAGGACAAGGGCAAGGTCTTTAGGATCAAGCCCATGTCGGCATGGAAAGCGGAAAAGTGGGCTTGGCGCGCAATGGGCGTGCTGGCCCGCTCCGGCATGGACCTCCCGCCGGTGGAGCTCATGGGGAATTTTGTGGTGGTTGCGGCCTTT